CAACGAGATGGAGGGCCTCATCAAAGATGGCCTGATAGATATAGGCGACAACGACTTGCTGAAGATCCACCTGCTGGACTCAGCGGTCAAAACTAATGCAGATACGATGCGCAGGCGACTCGTAAAGGTGAGCGCCAGCGTCCACATAGATGGCACCGCAGCCCTGTTAGATGCCCTGACAGTCCGGCAGAAGTGGTGGAATGATATTGGTGGTCAACTGACCAACGAATGAGGACAACTGAATGGGACTCTTTGATTTTATTTTCAAGCGGCCGAACGTCAAGACGGCCTACTACAACGATGGCGAGTTTAAGACGCTGACGGCCTACAAGCCGCACTTTTCGACATGGAATGGTGAAATATACGAGGCAGCATTAGTTCGTGCGGCAATCGACGCCAGAGCGCGCCACATCAGCAAATTAAAGGTGGAGATACAAGGCTCCGCGAAGCCCACGCTCCAGACGAAGCTGAAGCTGAAGCCAAACAACTGGCAGACGTGGTCACAGTTCCTTTATAGGACGAGCACCATTCTGGATATGCACAACACGGTTGTCATCGTGCCAGTCTTCGACGAACTGATGAATCCGGTCGGGTATTATTCGGTGCTGCCGACTCGTTGTGACATCGTGGAGCGCAATGGCGTGCCATTTTTGCGTTATGAGTTCAGCGACGGCCGGAAGGCAGCCAACTACCTTGAGGAATGCGCGGTCATCACTAAGTTCCAGTATAAGAGCGACTTCTTCGGAGAGAATAACCACGCACTGGATCCGACAATGAAGCTCGTGCACCTGAACGATCAGAGCGTCGAGGAAGCCGTCAGGAACAGCGCCACATATCGCTTCATGGCACAGGTGGGCAACTTCAGCAAGGCCGAGGATCTCAAGGCAGAGCGCAAGCGCTTCAACGAGATCAACTTCAAGGCCGACGTCGACAACAACGGTGTGCTGCTCTGGCCGAACACCTACAAGGACATCAAGCAGATCACCCAAGAAGCCTACACTGTCCCGAAGGAAGAACTCGAGGAGATCCGGACGACCGTCTACAACTATTTTGCGGTCAATGATGAGATTCTGCAGTCGAAGGCGTTCGGTGATAAGTGGTCGGCGTTCTATGAGTCAGTTGTGGAGCCGTTCAGCATCCAGTTCAGCGAGACCATGACTCAGGCGATCTTCAGCGACCGCGAAAGAGCACAGGGCTCACTGCTCATGGCTACCAGTAACCGGCTGCAGTACATGACCACTCAGGAAAAGCTCAACGTCTCGGCAAATCTGGCCGACAGAGGCATCCTGAGCCTGAACGAGATCCGAGAGATCTGGAACCTGCCACCGATTGACGGAGGTGACATCAGAGTGATTCGCGGAGAGTATTACAACAGCGATGATAAGCTGCAGACCATAACGGAGGATGAAGATAATGCCAATCAAGAGTGATAGAGAATACAGAAACTTTGAAATCCGGGCAATCGCACCGGAAGGCGAAGATCAGAGAATGGTCGTGCGTGGCTATGCCTCCACGTTCGGCAATGTGTATGTATTGTGGAGCGACGAAGGCTACGAGCTCCGCGAGATCATGGATGAGCATGCGTTCGATGACGCTGACCTCTCAGACGTGATTATGCAATACAACCATGAAGGCAGAGTTTTTGCAAGAGTAAGCAACGGCACGCTGCATGTTAGCCCAGACGAAAGCGGCCTTGCAATAGAAGGTGATCTCGGGGGGACTGATATAGGGCGTCAGCTTTACCAGGAGATTGCCGGCGGCTATACGAACAAGATGTCGGTCGGTATGAAGATTGACCGCACAAAAGACGTATGGACACGCGAAGAAGTAGACAGGAAGATCATCGATACCAGGCGCATCAATCGAGTTTCTCGTCTGTACGACGTCTCAGCGGTGAGCATTCCTGCTAATGATGCCACAAGCATTAGCGTCCGCGCTCTGGTCGACGGAGCGATCGAACAGATAAGGTCGGAGCGAGCTGAAGCGGAGAAGCGTGCAAAGGACATTAAAAAGTTACAGTTAAAGATTAAGCTCGAAGGAGTGAAGAATGAACATTAATGACATGACTATGGAGCAGGTCGAGGCCAGAATGGCAGAAATAAAGACCGAGCTCGAAACTGAGGGAGCAGACATCGAAAAGCTCAACGCTGAAGTAGATGAGCTCATCACTCGCAAGCAGGCCATTATCAAGATAGCTACAGAGAAGAGAGCGCTGCTTGATAAAGTGGCTGACGACAAAACATCTAAACCGATCGCAGAGATCGAGGAAAGGAAAAAGCAGATGGAACAGATCGACGTAAGAAATACCCCCGAATATATCGAGGCATTTGCAAACTACATCAAGACCGGTAACGACGCAGAGTGCAGAGCACTTCTCACCGAGAATGGTTCCGGTACCGTAGCAGTCCCGACAATCGTTTATGACATCGTCAAGAACGCATGGGAGCGCGAGGGCATCATGAGACTGGTTAAGAAGACCTACCTCAAGGGAAACCTCAAGGTTGGATTCGAGATCAGCTCCAGCGAAGCAGTTGTCCACACTGAAGGCAATGAAGTCTCCGAAGAGACTCTCGTCGATGGAATCGTCACACTGGTTCCGCAGGCCATCAAGAAGTGGATCAGCATCAGCGATGAAGCTCTGGATCTGAGCGGCGAACCGTATCTCCGCTACATCTATGATGAGCTCACCTATCGCATTGCGAAGAAGGCAGCTGACACTCTCGTAGCCAAGATCATCGCGGCTCCGGCAGCAAGCACCACCACAGCTGTTGGCGTTCCGGTATATACCAGCACCACAATCAGCGTCGGACTCGTAGCTCAGGCTATGTCCAAGCTCTCTGATCAGGCAGCCAATCCGGTTGTGATCATGAACAAGGGCACCTGGGGCGCATTCAAAGCTGCACAGGCTGCTAATGGATATAACTATGATCCGTTCGAGGGCCTTCAGGTTGTATTCAACAACAGCCTCACCGCATTCAGCGCTGCAACCACAGGCGTGACCTATGCAATCGTAGGCGACCTCGGAGAAGGTGCACTCGCTAACTTCCCGGCAGGTGAAGAGATCACCATCAAGAGAGACGACTACACACTGGCCACCAGCGACCTCGTTCGCTTCATCGGCCGTGAGTATGTAGCTCTCGGAGTAATCGGCCCGGATCACTTCGTAAAGATTACCCACTAAGGACATAAGGAGACCACCACATGAAAACCACTTTAATCGCAGTCCCTTGCATGGATCAAGTGCCAGCGCAGTTTGCGCAGAGTCTCGCAACGCTAACGAAAGTCGGTGCGTGCATCGTAGCATTCCAGTGCGGATCACTCGTCTATACGAGCCGTGAGAATCTGGCAGCGGAAGCAGTTCGCAGAGGTGCGGATTATGTATTCTGGCTTGATAGCGACATGATGTTCGCCCCGGATACGCTTCAGCGTCTGATGGACGACATCGAGAAGGCAGGCGACGGAGTCATCATGAGCGGATTATATTATCGCCGGGTGGCTCCTTTTGCACCGACAGTTTTTGAGACCTTAGACATCAAAGACAGCAGATCACACTGGACAGACTTCAAAGAGATTCCGAATGAGATCTTCGAGGTTCAGGGCGTTGGCTTCGGCTGTATCCTGGCACCGACAGAGGTCTTTATCGATGTCTCCGAAAAGTTTGGGTCAATGTTCACCCCACTTTGCGGAGTAGGCGAAGACCTGAGCTTTTGCTGGAGAGCGCGCCAGTGTGGATGGAAAATCCTTTGCGATCCGACCATCGAGCTTGGACATGTGGGACACCACGTCATCACGAAAGAGTATTGGCAGGACTACAAAGATTTCACTGCCGCACAGGAGGAGAAATGAGCAACATATCGACGCTCAAAAAAGTAAAGTTGGCGCTCAGGATCACGACCGATGCATTCGATTCCGAGCTGAACGATCTCATAGATGCCGCAATCGGTGATCTGATGATAGCAGGCGTAGACGGTGTGAACGCGAACCTCAGCGACAAGCTGACCCTCCGCGCGGTGACGACTTACTGCAAGATACACTTCGGCGAGCCGGACGAGTATGACCGACTCAAGGCGTCGTATGACGAGCAGAAGGCGCAACTGAGCATGTCAAAGAATTGGACGACGTTCCCGGAGGCATAACATGGACAGATCTACACCGATTTATCTGGTGGCTGAGACATGGGCCAAAGATTCCTACGGAGTCATGAAGGCAACTGAGACCAAGCGCACAGTGTATGCCAATGTTCAGAGCGTGACGCGGAACGAGTGGTTTGAAGGTGGTCGCAATGGTCTGAATCCTGAGTTTAGGATCACAATGTTCGGCCCGGACTATCAGGGCGAAGAAATCGTTGAATATAACGGCCTGCAGTATGCGATCTACAGAACGTATCAGGCACGGACAGACG